CTTTCTCTTACTTGATTGCTTCTGAGCAGTCTTGAGCTCACGAGACCACTTCTTCTCAAGAGTTCTATACTCAACCTTCAAAGAAGAAATAAGAGTTCCAATTTGCTGTAGCTTGGCAAGGAACTCAATGGATTGCTCAGCAACAGGAGCCTCGCCATCAACAACAGGAGCGGCAGCATCAACAACAGTAGCGGCAGCATCAACAACGGGAGCAGGGGTAGAAACAGGAGCAGCTTCGGTCTTGGGAGCCTTAACTTTCTTTACTTTCTTATCAGCAGCGGCAGGAGCAGCGGCATCAATAACAACAGGAGCAGGGGTAGCGACTTGTTCAGTCTCAGCAGTCTTAGAGGATGTTTTCTTGGGCATCTTATTATACTATATCTAAATAAATACTTTTTAAGTGTTTTAACGCAAATAATATATATTGTTACGATAGTATGGTAATAGGTTAAATAAATAATTATACTACAAATAATTAAAAATAATTAACTGATTGAAAAAGCCAAGGAAGGGATGTAGCAGCTTCTTGATTAACTAAAGTTAATGCTCCTAAAACATAATAAGCTCCTAAAGTTTTACTATCTCTGTCTACTCCGCTATTTACTATTTTTTCTAATACTTCCAAAATTACTTTTCTTATATTTGTCATATTTGGCTCGGTGTGAACATATGACATATTTAAATTCCTAAAGGGATCTCCGTATGGAGGACAAATATTGCATTTAATCTCCATCGCCAATTGAGCTCTATAATTCCAAATATCAGCAAGCTCTCTTATCAATTTTACTATTTGATTTCGGTTCAAAGAGAGAAACCATTGAGAATTACTATAATTACCTAAAGCATCTATATTTTGAAACAACGATAATGCTCTTAATTCAATTGCTTTTTCTCCGGTAATTGATTGATTAATATCTTCTAAATTTAAATTGATTGGGTTTTTTAACATTTTGCTCAACCTTATTAATGATTTTACATTTTTTATAATTGTTTCTGGTATAAGTGCACGATTATATGGATTTTTTACATCTTTGCCACTTTTTGTTATTAAATTATGTAATGAAGTTATGTCAAAACCATAAATAAATCCGTCTTCATCCTTATAGCTTATAAATTGATGGAATTTTATTTCTTCAATCGGATCCATTGAAATAATATCTGTGCTATTTGTTGCCAAACCTCTTTTCAATGAAGCTGGACCTTTTAAAAATTTATATTTTTTTACTATGTAACCTCTAAAACACTTCTGGATTTTTATTATAAATGATGAAAAATACAAAAAATTATATATTCTTGTTGACAATTCATTTTTATTACCACTTATTTTCAATTTGTAATTTTTTGCTATTATTTTTAATTGTGTAACATTATAATTATAATTGTATATTTCACTATAATTGTTCATTGTTGGAATTATTACGTTTTCATCACTTACCTTTATTTGCTTTTTTACCTTCGGAATTACATTTTCACATTTTTTTTGAATACTATTAATATATTCATCCATTAAACAATCATTTGTTTTATTCTTTTTTTCAATAAAAAAATTATTCATTATATTATTATATTATATTTTCTTTTTGAATTGTTTTTTTATTAAAAATAAAAATAAATGCTGATGTGTAATGGTATGCCAAATTTCTAAACCAGACCATAATTTCATTTATATTTAAAAAAAAAATTGATTTAAAGATATCGCTGTAATGTAAAGTATATAATTACAATGACTGACGCTATTATTGACGGAACTAATATTAATACCAATGTGTTTTCATACTCTGCTCCCAAGGCACATGCTTCGGGAGGAAAGGTTGTGAATTTATATAATAAACATGTGAAGGAATCTCTTACGATTTCTACACCATTAATCCTAACATGGGGTTCTCAAGAGGGTAAGGACACCCAAGGCAATTTTACTGGAAAGTGGACTATGTCGCTTCAATTTCCTAATTCCGAGTATAGCAATGCGGATGCTGATGCGTTCTTGAAGTCTATTCGAGCTTTGGAGGCTAAGGTTAAGGCAGACGCTATGACTTATTCCAAGGAGTGGTTTGGTAAGACCATTACCAGTGCTGAAGTTATGGATGAGAAGTTTAACGTCATGCTTCGACATCCCAAGAAGGAGAAGGGAAGTGTTGAGATGGATGAGAATAAACCTCCTACTTTGACCGTTAAGATCCCTTGTTGGAAGGGTGTTTGGCAATCTGAAATTTACGATGAGGAAGGTGAGCCTCTATTTGTTAAGGGTAAGACTGCTTCACATGTAACTCCTCTTGATTTCTTGAAGCCTAAGACCCATGTAATTTGTCTACTACAATGCGGTGGACTTTGGTTTGTTAATGGAAAGGTTTCTATTACTTGGAATTTGAAGCAAGCTATTGTTCAAAAACCAAAGACTTCTTCTATTGCTGAGGGAACTTGTTTCTTGAAGATCAAGCCTTCTGATAAGGAGAAGTTGAGGTCTTTGCCTCCTCCTGAAGATGATGATGTTGATCCTGATGGCGCAGTAAACAGCACTATTGTTGAGGATAGTGATGAGGAAAGAGAAATTCCTTCTCCTGCTCCTTCTCCTTCTCTAAAGGTTGTTGAGAAAGTTGTTGAACCTGTTGTAGCTGTTGTAGCTGAAGAGCCAAAGAAGAAGAAGGTCATCACCAAGAAGAAGGAGTAAATATACTTTTAGAAATATACTTTTAGAAAAAGTATAACAAAAATAAAAATAAAAATATACTTTTAGAAAAAGTATAACAAAATAAAAATAATAATAAGCAAAATAAAAATAATAATAAAAATAAAAATAATAATAAAAATAAAAATAAAAATAATAATAATAATAAGCAAAATAAAAATAATAAAAACAAATAAAAAACAAAATAAATAAAATTGGGGTAAAACCCTTTTTTATTTTTTTCCAAATTATAAACCCAAATACTTAATTTAGTTTGTTAAGTTAAAAATAAAATTGAATAATTTTTATTAAATATCTAATAATATATCTAATAAAAATGACATCGGTAGCAAGCAAAGTTCCCTTAGATAATGTTAAAGAGATATTATCCTTTAATGACCAGGTTTTAACAAAGGATAACAGAATTATTGGAAAACTTGATAAAAATAATCCAATATATAATTTGTTATTACAAAAACCACTTATTGAAAGCTCTGGTGGTTTGTATGCGTATGATGGTATTACTCATATGGTTCAATTTCCTACAGGAAATCAAATATTATTTGGACATTTGACTTTGAATAACGACATATGGTTAAATTTTAGAATTCGGGGTATAAAATATAGCAGATCCCATAACCCATATAGGTCATACACACATTTATTAAAGTAAATACAAAATATAATAAAAACAACACCTATATTAATATAATAACAATGAGTGTTACTACATTAAATAATTTAATTGCGTTTGTTCCTGAAAATGACGCGGAACGGGAAATTTTTTGCAATTGTAAAAAAGATGTGCTATATGAATATTTACAAGATACTAAATCCACTTGGTCAAAGGGACAATTTTATCTTGGAGGGTTTATAAAAATGAAACCAGACGATGAAATCACATTGAAAAAAATTGACGATATTAAAAAAATAAGAGAACAAAGATATATTGAATATGGCGGTCCGTGTAACAGTGCAGAAATGGCAAGCATTTGGAAGTCTGAAAGACAATTGACTGAAATTGAAGAAATAGTAAAAAAATATGAAGAAATTTATAAACTTCGTGTTGAAAAAGAGTTACTCAAAATACAAAAATTGAACAATGATGTTACAAGCTGAATTATAGATTTTATTTAATTAATATATTTTTTAATTAATAATATATTTTTTATTAATATTTATAACTATTTATAATTATACATTTACAAAATATTTAGTAATTGTATAATGACAAGTTTATTGGATTATAAAAAAATTGATTTAAATAATATCACTGATAATAATAATAATAATACTATGACTGACAATAAGATGGACTTAACTAAATTATCAAAAACAGAGCTTCTGGCAAAGTGCGAAGAACTTGGATTTACAAAATACAAATTAAAAAATAAAAAAGAATTAATCGAATTAATCAATAGCAAGAAAGACGATCAAAAAACAAATATAGAACTTATTATTGAGGACACTGCTTCTACAATATTGCCAGAAAAAACACAATCTCATCATTTAAAACCAATAATCAAATGGAGCGGTGGAAAAAGCGATGAAATCAAAATGTTTGAAAAATACTTTCCAGAGAAATTTACCACATACATTGAACCATTTGTCGGCGGCGGCTCGGTATACTTTTATTTAAACCCTGAAAATGCTATTATTAGCGACGTTCATACTGAATTAATTGATTTATACAGAAGTATTGGCCAGGGAAAAGGACCGGAAATTTATGATTTTATGAAAAATACTCCCAATGATGAAAATACATATTACATAGTTAGAGATAAAATGGAAATTAATAATGAGCTGGACAGAGCCAAAAGATTTTATTACCAAAGAAAAACATGTTTCAGAGGCATGCTAAGATATAATAAAAGCGGTAAATTCAATATACCGTTTGGAAGATACAAAACTATTAATTATAATGATTTAACAAATAAGGGCTATGAGGTTTTATTAAATAGAACAGAAATATTAAATAAAGATTTTGAATACATATTTACCACGTATAACGATGAAAATAATTTTATGTTTTTAGATCCTCCTTATGATAGCGAATTCACTGATTACGGATATTGCCAATTTGGTAAAGAAGAACAAAAAAAATTAGCAGCACTATTTAAGACTACTAAAATTAAATGTTTAATGATTATTGGAAAAACTAAATTTATAGAAGAATTATATAGCGGTTACATTGTTGCTGAATATGATAAAAAATACAAGTTTAAATTATATGACAACCGCATAGGCGATGAAATAAACACAAAACATTTGGTTATAAAAAATTATTAATCATAAAAAAAATATTAATTAATTAATTAATTAAATATATACAAAACATACAAATATATAAACATACAAATATATAAACATACAAATATATAAACATACAAATATATAAACATACAAATTTTTTTTTTATTTTTCGGCAAACATCGCGATAAGACGCTCAACATTCAACCCGGACTCCTTG